GTTATTGACTCTCAAGTTAATACAGTTCACCCTGGTACAACAGGTCATCAAAAAGAGTTCCGTTGCTACTTAATTAAGTCAGGAACAATTCTTGAAGGTGAGCAATCTCCTCTAAGTATTGAATCAGATAGAAACATCTTATCTAAGCAAGATGTTATGTCAGTTGATTATCATAGTGCTTATCACGTTATGGGAACTAAGTGGACATCTGCTTCAGACAACCCAACTAACGCAGCATTAGCTAACGATAACAACTGGGCAATCACATACGATGCTGATTTAATTCCTATAGTTGAACTAATCGTTAACTCACCACTTGATACTGGAACTAATCCTTAATATCATTAAAGTGTGGTCATCAAACCTCATCAATTATTGGTGGGGTTTTTTCTTTACGCTACAATAAAACTAAATTACTTTATTAATCGTGGCAGCTACTATAAACGCAACTATAAAAGGAGAAAACGCTAATAGCTACGTTACTTTGTCTGAAGCTAACGACTATTTTGATACCTCCCCAGATTCTTCAACCTGGACAAATAAAACAGACGATCAAAAGAAAAGATCATTAATATCTGCTGCTAGATGGATTGATACTTTAGTTTTTTATGGCGATAGATGTGATGATGGACAGGCATTAAAGTTTCCGAGAAACAATTATCAAGTAGATGGAGTTGAATTGGCTTGTTCTAAAATTCCTAATCCAATTAAATATGCACAATATGAACTAGCTAGGGCGTTGGCAAATGATACTGATGCTATTACAGGAACTACTGGTAAAGATGGTAATTTTGAGGAAGTAAAACTAGGAGATATTCAAGTTAAATACAATACTGCAAGTCAGGGAACTGGATCTATAAATAATATTTTAGATGTTTACCCTTGGTTACAAAGTTACCTTGGAGCATATATGCTTGGTGGAGCAGGAAGTTTTCAACTTAGGGCGGTTAGAGGATAATGGCAGGACAACTAGACACAGCACTAAAAAATATAGCCAAACAGGTTATAGCTGATTTAGGAGATTCTTTAGATACCAGTATTACTTATACAAGAAAAACATCTCCTGTATATAACACTTCAACTGGTGCAATATCTACAACTGATGTCAGCTACAGCATAAAAGTACCGATTGAATTTGTTAGATCATCAGAGGAGACTGGATTTCAAGAAAATGTAGCAAGACTATATGTAACACCAGATTTGATAGGAGACAGTCAGCCTTTACTACAAGATGAAATAACGCTCACATTTTCTGGATCTACCAGGTCAGCTAAAATTACAAATGTTCTTACTGTAAAAGGTGGTCAAGAATATTTATTTCGCATTGATGTTATTTTCTAATGACTTTAGTAAACGCAAGAGCAGCATTTGAAACCGCAATTAAAAATGCAGTAACAACTGCTGATAATACAGTCACGGTTATTTTTGATAATATGCCTTTTACCACTCCAGGGAAAAACAAAAAATATGTGATGGTAAGTCTTGATTTTACGCAATCCACCACTCAGACTCATGGTGCTGCACAGGATTATTATGCTGGCTCAATAAGATGTGGAATTATGACACCACCCCACAAGGGAAGTGCCGTTGCTTCTGCTGTAGCCGAATCAGTAATTGATGGATTGACCTCCGTAAATGCACCTGGATATTCAGATACATTTTCAGTAACTCCACGAGTTTCTGAAATAGAAGGTCCAACTTCTGTTACTGTAGAAGGAGATAGTCATTTTCTATCAGTTGTAAGCTGTCAATTTACTGCCAATGCCTAAACCAATCACAAAATTAACCGAAGATATTGAAAAGCAGCTTGTGAAAGGGAAAAAAGAACTAGCAAAGACTATTGTAAAGACACTAACCGAAGAAGGTCCTTGGTGGACAGGAACATTCGGAGAGAACTGGGTCGTATCCAAATCCCCAGTACAACCCACAAGAAAAAGAATACCAGAAACATCTTTTAACGAAATCCCAGGCAGAACAGGCCGAAAAATAAAAAACGCACGGGTTCCTACATCTCCTTTACAGCAAGACTTATATGTAGGCAACAGAGCAAAATATGCTGGTTTTGCTATAAATGCCCCAGGGCAAACATTACCCGATAGAACAGGAAAGCAAGTAACTTATGCACAACACAGAAATGGGCCACCACAAAGAACATTAACAGCTAGAAAAGGTCCAAATTGGTACAATATTTATACAAAAGGCAATTTTATAAAGTTTGATATTGATAAAGCGTTTAAAAAGGTTGGCTTTAAGTAATAAAGTAGTAGTATAGTAAGTAAATACACTATTTAATTTGTATGCCAACAGATAGAGCAATCGACAAGCTAAGAAAAGCGTTTAGCATTAACAGCAAAAGCAGTTACCCGATTTACAAAAACGGAGAACTAATTTTAAAGGTCTACTGGTCGCCCCTAACTATTGCAGATAGAGATACCATAAATGCTACTCTAATAAAAGCCAACAGAGGACAGGAAGAAGGTAGTTTAGACTTTGCTCTTCAAGTAATTATTAGTAAAGCAGAAGATGAAACTGGACAAAAACTATTTGTGGAAGCAGATAGAGCTAGTCTAAGAAGAGAAATTCCTTTAGCAGTCTTGTTGGAGCTTATGACAAAAATGCAAGAAATGGGCGAGGAGGTTAGCCCCGATGCCGTAAAAAGCACAACTTGATAAAGACAATTATCTGTACCTACAATTTTTTATCGCAGAAAATTTAGGAATAACTTTAAGTTACCTAAAAAAGAATATGACCCTAGAAGAATTGTATGGCTGGAACGCTTACTTTAGGTTAAAAGGCGAAAGAGAAGAAAAGGCATACGAAGATGCAAAAAAGAAAGCCCAATATCGTAAGGTACGCTAAACTAAAAGCAATGTTTATTAGAAAGTAGTGGCATCTAATTACGAAGTAAATATAAAACTAGATACAAAACAGGCTAAAAACCAATTAAGGGAGCTTGAAGAGCGTATTGCTAAACTAAATAGATTAGCGTTAAAAGGTAAAGCAAGCAAACAGATATTAAAGACGGACAGAGATGCACTAGCCTTAAAAATTAAAGAAAACAGAGTCCAAGACCAAAAAATAAAAAAGGATAGATTAGAATTAAAAATAGCTAAAGATAATTTAAGAGTACAACAACAATCTGTAAATATAACAAATAGACAAGTAGGAGGTTTTAATAGAGGTACGGGCGGAGGTGCGAACAGAGGTGGAGGTGGAGGAGTTCTTTCTGGAGCATTAATTAGTGGTTCGTTTCCATTACTATTTGGTCAAGGACCATTAGGTGCTGCTGCTGGTTTTGGAGGAGGATTAATAGGTGGAGCATTAGGAGGTACAACAGGTGGATTTGCAGGAGGTCTTGTTGCTACAGCTTTATTACAAACAGTAACTAATACAGTAAATGGAATAAATGAATTAGGGGCTGCTTTAAATGATCCTACACAAAATCTGGACAAACTTGTTACAAATTTATCAAGATTTGATCGAGGTCTTTCTACTTCTGTTTCAATATTACAATCAGCAGGACTTACAGCATCAGCAGGACAATTAGCAAAGGCTAGATTTGGTATGCAGTTTGGTGCTGGTGGTGCAAATAGTCTCGAAGAAATGAATAAAGCATTTAAAGAGTTTGGAAAAGTTACCGCTAGATTAGGAACAGAACTTGCGATATTAGCATCGGGTCCTTTAACTGGATTTATGAAAGTGCTTAATTTTATATTAGGTGGAGGACAACAGGAAAACGATAAAAATTTAGGACAAACTATAGATGAGACTATACGAAAAAGAGAAAAAGCTATAGAAAAAATAACTGAATTAGAAATTTCTTTAGACGAAAAATTAAAAAGAAGAAACGAGTTAAGAGAAATGTTCGATACAAAGGAGGAAGAAAGAGCTCTTGCACAAAGCGGAGAGTTAGGCAAAATACAAAGTGAGTTTAGAAGATTAAGTGGAGAGATACAGGCAGGACAGACAGACGTAGAAGTACTTAAGAATAATGTAAAAAACTTTGATGCGACTCTTAAATTAACTGAGTTACAGCAAAAAATACTCAAAGAAAATGAAAGGGATCTTAAAGCACAAATAGAACTAGAAAAAGCAAGATTTGAGGGTTCTGAAAAAGAGTTGATAGTTATAGAACAAACAAATAAATTAAAAAAATTAGAATTTGCAATAGAAAAACAGATGGCTGAAGTGGAAGCTGTAAAAGAAAACGGAAGTAAAGCGGAATTAGAAAGAGCAAAGCAGACTTTAAGAAACTTAGAGTTACAACTTGATCTTGAAGAGCAGATAACATTAAACAGATTAAACGCTGCCGATCCAGCTATTAGCCGCATGAATGAATTGAATAAGAAGATGCGTGATCTAAATGATACAACTCTTCAAGCTGTGAATTTATCTAAAGCAATGGGCGAATCATTTGAAGAATCATTTAAAGGCATAATTAAGGGCACAATGACTGTTACCGATGGGTTTAGAAATATGCTGAATAGAATAGCAGACTTCTTCTTAGATACTGCTGCACAATTAGCTGCCACTCAACTTCAAAAAGGTATTTTGGGATTATTTAGTAATATGTTCAACTTTAGTACCGATCCATTAGACAGTTTTACAGCAGCACCAAAAGGTGAAGTTACGATGGAGACTTTTAAAGCAAATGGTGGCCCTGTAAAAGGAGGAAATAGTTATATCGTAGGAGAACGTGGTCCAGAAATCTTTACACCTGGAGTTTCTGGAATGATTACACCAAATCATGCTCTTGGTGGCTCAACAAATATTGTAGTAAATGTAGATGCTTCTGGATCTAATGTAGAAGGAGATGAAGATGAAGGAAGAGCATTGGGTATTGCATTATCAGCAGCTATAGAGACAGAATTAATTAAACAAAAACGACCTGGAGGTTTACTTGCATAATGGCTACTTTTCCATCAATCACACCAACTTACGGACAGCAGAAAAGATCCGCACCAAATACTAGAACAGTTCGTTTTGCAGATGGCTATGAGCACAGAATATTATTTGGACTTGCTGCTCATCAAAATCCAAAAATTTATAACTTTACTTTCAACGTATCAGAAACAGATGCAGACACTATAGAAGGATTCCTTGATAGTCGTGCTAATGACAGTGCCAGCTTTACTTTTACTCCACCAGGAGAAGGTTTTACAAAAACAGGAACTTATTCTCAATCAGGAACTACAGTAACAATTACAATTTCAAGTCATGGTGTGGCTGTAGGAGATGAACTTACCATTGATTACACAACTGGATCTGCAACTGATGGTACATTCCTTGTCGCTTCGGTTACTGATTCAGATGTCTTTACTGTCACTGCTGCTGCCAGTGCTACCAATAGTGGTAATGTTTCGATTACTTTATCTGGTGCTGGTCAATATGTTTGCGAGAACTGGAATAAATCTATACCATATAACAATAGAGCAACAATTCAAGCAACATTTAGAGAGGTGTTTGAACCATGAGCAGTTCTGCTATTGTTAGCAATCTTCAGAATACAAATCCGTCAGCAATAATTGAACTTTTCACTTTACAACTTGATAATAGTTTGCATGGTGCTACTACTATTTACAGATTTCATGCAGGTAGTAGTCTTAAAGATAATGGAGAGATAGTCTGGGCTGGTAATACTTATCAAAGATTTCCGATAAAAGCAGAAGGTTTTGCCTTTAGAAAAGGACAGTTACCTAGACCTACATTAACTGTCAGCAACGCACTAGGAACTATCACAGCTATTTTGCTTAGTGTGAATACAACAACTGCTGGTAATGATCTTACTGGTGCAACTGTTACTCGTATTAGAACTTTGGCAAGATTTTTAGATGCTGTTAATTTTCCTGGGAACATAAATCCTTATGGAACACCTGATTCTACAGCAGAGTTTCCGCAGGAAATATATAAGATAGATAGAAAATCAGCAGAAAATAGAGATACTGTACAATTTGAACTTGCTTCAGTACTGGATCTTGCTGGTATTCGTGCTCCAAATAGACAATGCACTAGAGCCGAGTTTCCTTCTATTGGTACAATTGCAACATGAATTGGAAAGAAGCTGCTCTTAATCATGCTGAAACAGAAGATCCAAAAGAATCTGTTGGTCTTTTGTTAAATATTCGAGGAAAAGAAAGATATTATCCTTGTCGTAATCTTTCAATGACAGCACATCAATGTTTTATTTTAGATCCAGAAGATTATGTAAAGGCCACTAATGTAGGAGAAGTAACTGCTGTTGTTCATAGTCATCCGACAACACCTCCAGAAGCTAGTCAAGCAGATAAGGTTGCTTGTGAACAAAGTGGACTTCCATGGCACATTGTCAATCCTAAGACAAAAAAGTGGGGATATTATGAGCCACAGGGATATGAAGCACCTTTACTTGGTAGGCAATGGGTATGGGGTATTACAGATTGTTGGAGTTTAGTAAGGGATTATTATAAGCAAGAAAGAGGTATAGAGTTGAAAGATTATGAAAGAACTATTACTCCAGAAGAGTTTATGAAAAATCCTTTATTTGAAAGTTATGCTTGGAGAACAGGATTTAGAGAACTTAGACCAGATGAAAAATTACAACCTGGAGATGTTTTATTAATGAGCATTTTAGATTCAACTTTAAATCATGTAGCTATTTTTCTTGGAGATGAGGTATTACATCATTTAACCGATAGACTATCTTGTAGAGAACCATATTCTCCGTGGTTGTTAAAATGTACAGGAAAGAGGTATCGTTATGCTTCGTAAAATAAAACTATACGGAGAACTTGCAAAGTTTGTAGGACATAAAGAATTTGAAGTAAAAGCAGATACTTTGCGTCATGCTGTTAGTTTTCTGATAAATAATTTTGAAGGAATAGAAAAATATATGAATCCTAGACATTATCAAGTAAAAATTGGTAATTATGCAATAGATGAGTCAGAACTCTCTTATCCTATTGGACAGGAAGATATTCATTTTATTCCAGTTATTACTGGTGCTGGTAGGGGTTTTGGAAAAATATTATTAGGAGCAGCATTAATTGGTTTAGCATTTTTTGTCCCACAAGGTTTACAGTTATCACAAGGTATCAGTACAGGTTTTGGTTTTGCAAATGCAGGTTTTTTAGCAAAAAGTTTAGTTTATGTAGGTGCTTCTCTAGCTTTACAAGGTGTATCTGAATTATTATTTCCTTTACCTAAACCTCCTAAATTTGAATCAGAAGAAGATCCCAGATTGTCATTTAGTTTTGGTGGAACACAACAGACAGGAAGAGCAGGAACTCCTGTTCCTTTAGTTTACGGAGAGATATTTACTGGTAGTGTTGTAATAAGTGGTGGTATTGATACTGAACAGGTACAAGCATGATTGAAAAGAAACATCTTATTAGAGGTGCAAAAGGTAATGA